CATCGCCGTGCCGGACGGTATATTCGCCCATGCGCCGGTAAAGCTAGTCGCCGTAACAGATCCAGTAAAGGTAGATCCGCTAGAGTTAATAGTAAGCCGCGTTCCGGCGTTAGTCTTAACCGTAAAATTACGGTCGTCGCTTACATCAAATATAGAGTCTGTAGAATCCGCAGACATAACTGTTCGAGCCGTGCCGCCAGATGTCGAGATCTGAATAGCGCCGCCAGCTACGTCAATAGCGTTTGCGGGTGTTGCGGTGCCAATACCTACCTGACCTGTCGTGTCAACGACGAATGGCGATGAGTCAGGATCGGCTGAATCTTGAACTCTGATTGCAGCGCCAGCGCCCGTCTGCGTAACAAGAAGCGCAGGGCCGGAAGTGTTGGCCGAGATGGTGACGTTACTGGAAAAGACTGGCGACAGAGCCGTCGATGGCGCGGCGATATTATCGACCGTCCAGATTTCAGTGCCATTGGCGTCGGTTAGTTTAAACTTATAGTTGGCTGATGACAGCCAGATATTAGCTTCGCCACGGGAATCCAAAACAATAGGATTACTGTTCGCCGTCGCTGCGGTCGAATCCGTATAGGTCGCTTGCGGCGTGGTCGTGCCAGCTTCATAAGTATAAAGAAAACCGCCAGCAAGCGGTATGCCTGCGGCGTCAATAAACTGAGCTTTTGCGGTTGGCGTTACGACGGCCATTTAGACACCTACAGAACTTGTTACGGTCAGATTGACCGAGGGGATGGCGGGAACAGGACTGGATGCGGCAACTGCGGACAATCTAACACCTGTGTTGTCCGTTGACCACATAATCTCAAAGTAATCGCCTGCGGTGAGGTTTATCACGAAATTTCGCGCAGCGACAGCGGCAGCGGTAGAACTTGCCGCAACCAGAATTTTAGCGGCTGAAGTAGAAGTAGTGCCATTAACGCGAAGCCAGGTATAAATGTTCTGCGCCGTGACGGCAGTATTGCTAAGTTGCGCTGTGAACTGGATGTTATAGGTAGCTGTATTATCTACAAAAATCTGTGACGTTGTTGTGCCAACATAAACACCATAATTAGATACTGTAGTGTCAAACGTCATGCCGTAGCCGGTATTAATCGCCGCTGCCGTTTGCGTTGCAGAGCTAGAAAAAGAGCCATATCGCCGCCCCGCTTCGAGGGCAATGTAGGTATTAAAGAACCAACGATACCACGGGCGATTAACGAATCCCGTATTGTCGTCGTTCATTTTAACGCGCGCCGCAGGGACTTGTGTGTTGTTATCGACCAGATTAGGCATTGGTCGGACTCGCGTGCAACTCAGCGCCCATGATCGCTATCTGCACAGGATCCGTGCCGGAGATCTCATAAACTCTATCGCGCAACTTGAGCGTCATGCCGAGCCGACGCCAGATCGTGCGGTAGCCCGTTTGGCCGATCTGACCCATAGACTTCCAGTGCTCATTCGACCATGTGTGACCGCCATCATCAGACCAGCGCAGCATGACCTGCGGATCAGCGCCGATGGTGATCGTGTATTGAGCGTAGTCGCGGATCTTTAAAGCAGACCCAGCGCGGTCAAGAATAAAATCGTGTGCGCGATCATAAATATAAATAATATCATTGACTTCCGCCTGACTATACCCTGAAATCCCCACACCGGCCTGACAATCAAGCTGAAGACTATGTTGCGCCGAACGGTTTAAATCGTTCTGACCTGTTGGCAGAGCACGCCATGAGCGCAACCATTTTTGCGTCGTGCCAGCCTCAGAGTAGACAGTCGGATCATAGGCAAATATCTCGCCTGTGCGGTAGTCGCCGATAACGATCTCGTTGTTGTAGTTCATCTGACAATTACCGCGAGTGCGGGTAAATGCGTTATTTTCCCAACCAGCGCGCTCATGCCATGCGCCAGTCGCCACGTCATAGACCCATGTCGTGTTAGCGTTCGGGAAGTTCAAAACGTAAAAACTATGGCCGTCTTGCTGATAGGTATATCCTACAGCGTCGGCTAGTGTTGAGTATTGTTGGATCTGCCACTCAACCGCATGGGTCGAGACGCGCTCGCCAGAGTAGCCTTTTGAACGGTAGACGATACCATTACCGCGCGCGTCAGTGCCAAGCCAGAATAGGCCGTTGTCGAGCTTGGCGACTGAATAAGCCGCAAGACAACCTATTTCGTTAAATGCGCCTTGGATACGCGCTAACGGAAAATCGGGCAAACCGGCGTCATACCAGACTTCGACTGAGTTTGTTCCAAATAGCCATACTTCGCGATGGTCTACGATTAGCGTAACAAGATTGTCTGGCGAACCTTCAGCGCTGGCGAAGTAAAGTGGATCGACCGTCGTGCTTGTTGAATCCAAAACCCAGAAAATCTGACTGTCTGGTTGGTTATAGACAAACCAACCATCCAGAAATCCGCATCCGACAGCGCCTGCGAAGGGCGAAGTAAGCTGCGTTAAGAAAGGTGTAAAGGTCAGCGTGACGCCAGTATTGGTAGCCGTAGCTGCGGCAGACAACACGAATGTCGTGGGGTTGGTTACGCTGGCTACCGTTGCGCCGGTTGGGATACCTGTGCCGGACACTGGCTGACCAGGGTAAAGATATGTTGTATCGCCGCCCGATACGGTCGTGCTTGCGTTCGTGGTATTAAAGGGCAGCTCTTGATAGGTGCTATTATAAATGTAGCCGTTCGTTCCGGCGGCAATAAACATCTGCCGACCATTGTCGGTCATGTTGACTTGACTTGATCCTGAGACGGTTCCTATCGCGGTATAGTTCCAGTCAGAATCAATACGGTATAGGGTCGTGGCTGATACCGCATAGCCATAGGATGTCGTTGCTGATTCGCCTGGGGCTGGGTCTATCGTGTCGCTTGTAAACGTCCAAAGTCCACGAACCGGCCCTGCGCCTAATGTCTGAAGAAAGCGCAGTCCTGGCGCGCGTTGTAACCAAGCAGCCTGCTTACCGCCTTCAGGCACAACTTCAGGGAACAGGTTAACCATGCGGTTGTCAGCCGCATTTGGGCTGCGGGTGACATAACTAGAGCCAAGAATAGGCGTTGCGACCATCAGTAGTTGCCCGCATAGATGTTATAGCGCTGACGTGTGCCGACAATGCTGTAAGGCAGAGCCATGATGTCGTCAGGGTTATTGATGCGCTTCAGATTGCGCTTGCTATACATGGCGATCCGGCTGACCGTAGGCGATGGCTCGACGCCAAACTCAGGGGCCAGCTCGCAAGCCAGATTGTAGCGGAACGCCCGCAGATACCCAGGCGGGAAAAGGATCGCCGTTGCTAGATTAGCAGGCTGCGATAGCTTTTCGACTGAAATGAAATGCCATTCTAACAGTCTTAAAGGGACTGGATAGATGACCATATCAATGTTTGGATAGGTCATATTGGTGAATATGACCTGTGGGTAAGTAGACGTTACGGTCTTAACCGCAATGCCGTCATACTGTTGCTGATTGATAAATTTAATGCCGTAAGAGACGTTAGTCTGTGGATCGCGGAAGTAAGTCGCGTCATCCAGCAATACAGGACGTAAACCCACAAAGTCGCCGGTCGGCCCCAGCGTGCGGTTGCGCTCGCCTGACGGCCAATTGAATACTTGATCTTGAGTTGAGAACACCGACAATCGTTCGGTATTCCAACTGTCGATCATCTGGTTCAGAGCAAATAGCGCGTCATTCGCTGTCTCGGACGAGGGCGTTTCGCCTTCGGCTAACACTCCGAGGAGCCTCAACGCTCCCACTATCTGATCGTAGCAACTGTATGTCGTCATTTGGGTCGAACCTCTCCCAGCCGTTCTCAATATCGGCTTCGGCCTCTAGGTCGAGACACGCCACTTTAACCCCATGTTCGGGGTGTTTCAAATAAATAACAGCCATTGGTTACTTTCTAAAGAAATACAGCGGCCCGTAGGCCGCTATATATTAAGATACCGAAAATTCCAGATTATAAACAGGGAATGTAACGGTGTTAGCAAGCGTTCCAGAAACCGTCGCGCGGATACGCAAACGATCACCATCAGCAACAACCAGATTGGCTGCGGTGCCGTTGAGCGTCAGTGTGCGTTTGCCATTAGCAACAATCGCTGAACCGCCCGTTGCTTTGGTCGTGTTAGCGTCAGTAGCCGCCAACATAGCCGCTGAACCAGCGCCAGCCTGACCAAGATTGGTAATGCTGAACGTGATGTAGTTCGTGTCACTAGTAGCCAGAGCGTCTACGCCAGAAAAGAGCGCCGTAGTAAGAACACCCGCAGAGGCCACGATGACAAAAACATCGTTGGTTCCGCCGGTGGTCGTAGCAATCGTCGCGCCTTGCTGACTCTCAGAATAGCCGCTGTAGATATTAGAGAGAACTTTGGTTGTAGAGTCCAGCGTCGCTCCAGTGATCGTCGCGCCCGTAATGGTTGTGCCAGCTACGAGTTCAGGATCAGAAAAAGCAACACCAACTGCTTTGGTGTTTGGCATGGAGATGTCCTCTAAAAAAGAGTGGGCTTGCGCCCACCCTAGTTATGCGATGCGGTAGATCGAGTATGCAGCCGTGCCGGTTTTACGGAAGCGGAACGTAGCCGATGCTGGGTTTGTTGGGGCCGCAGCGGCTGCGTCAACAACAATAGCCTGACCAACAATCGAATTGCCCGTGCCAGCGCCGAACGTCACATCATTCGCGGCGTTGTCGCCAAGATTGATGATATGAACGTCAAAGCCTGAATTGACTTTGAGGCTAGGGAAAGCCGCATCAATCAACGCGCCTGTTGGGAACGTGTAGGTGCCAGCGTCCGTGCCGCCAGAATCAACGGTAATGATGCCGTTGGCAAGGTTGTCAACGGTAACCGTGACCGTAGCGCCCGTAAGAGCGGAAGGCGCAGGCTGCGCGAAGATAAGAGGCTCAGTTAGATTGCCTGCCGAAAACTGATAGCCGCCTGTGCCCTGCGGAATAGCGCCGTAAGGGCCAAACGTCTCAAGCGGATAAGCCGCGTTCTGAGTAGTTGTCATGGGTTAAACTCCAAGAATGATGAGAAAAGGACGGCCCCGTAGGGCCATCGCTTATTAGCCCCAAAGGCGAACGGCCATCTGCGGACGAATCACGCTGTAGCCATAAAGCACGTCAATACGGCAAGGCAGACGGTCGTTGTTGATGTCATACTGACGAACAACGCGGAGCGAAATGCCATTGTGAACCTGACGGCTAGCCATATCGACACCCTGCGGAAGCAGAAGGTCGGCGGTGGCGAAGCTGATTGCGTCACGATGATAGATCAAGTTCTGTGGATACTGCGTAGAAGCAGCGCCGAGGAACGTGACAGCCGCGCCGGAAGCAGGCAGAGCGTCAACTGTAGCGAGAGCCTGAGTAGCCGAATACATCGCAGGAACAGTGACCGTAGCGGTTGTTGACGCCGTAACGTCAGCAAGAGCAACGAACTGATACAGCGAGCCGGTTGACTCACGGGTCTGTGGGTTGACAGCGTAGACGTTAGCAATGGTGAACACGTCGCCAGCTTTGATCGTTGTGGTCGTAAGACCAGTCAGAACAACGGTCGTTGAACCTTCAGCCGTGACAGTCGCGTTAACCGTAACAGTGCCTGCACGCGAGCCAGTCGTAAACTGCTTGATTGACTGAGACATATTCAGCTCGTCGTAGCCGAGGATGCCTTCACCAAACATGCCGTTCTTAAACTGCTTCGAGATAGCTGAAACAGGGTTGAACAGACCTTTCATGCCTTCGATCAACGCAGCGTTAGCGGCTGGGTTAACAGTGGCATAACGAGGCGACATGACCGCAGCGTTCTCGTTGAGCTTTTGCTGGGCTTGCAACAGAACGAGCGACGTAGCAGGCGTGGTGCCTGGCGTGCCGACTGAGTTGCCGATGTATTTGAAGCTGTTTGCAACGTCGGCGTCGATAGAAGACGCAAGCTGCGAAATACGAGGCTTCAGAACACGTTCAGCGAAGTCGTCCAACTGCATCGTGAGTTCGGCGGTCGTGAAGTTCACGCCGATGTGCTTCTGGCTGGAGACAGTGAGCGTGGTGTATTGCTCGTTGTCGTCCTGAACCTGAAGGGCAGCGCCGTCCGTGACCAACGCGCGGTCGGGAAGACGGATGCGGAGTGTCGAGCCAATCTTAGCGCCTTCTACAGCGAAAGAGTCGTCATATTGGCGGTTGACAGTACGCGTCAAGACTAAGGAGTTTTCGAGGATTTCCAAAGCCTTGCGGGTAATCATGTCAATAGTGAGAATTGAGTTTGACATAACCTAATTACCTACGGTTTTGCGCTTCCCATTTCTTGATCTGTCGCAACCGTTCGGCTTCAATCCATTCTGACGTTGACATCGACTTTGTAGACCGTGGGTCTGTCGTATCAAATCTAGGGCCGGAGCTTGACCGAGTAGCCGTGACAGGAGCAAGAGGAGCTGGCGCAGTTGAAGTGCGTTTTGTCGGCGGATCTGCGACCAGTTTGGCCTCAAGTCTACCGATCTCCTTTGCCTGCAAAATTGGCGGCAAATTGGCGATCCGTTGAGCCTCTTTCGGATTGGAGCCTAAGTGATAGATCACTTCGGGGCCAATGTCTGAAGCCTGGATAGCTTGAGCCATATAGTCCGTTACTGGGAGGTTCGGATTATACGCGACTTGTTCAAAGTCATCGTATCTATCGCGGGCTTCCTCTTCACGATCCTTATATGAGTCAAGCAGAGCTGCCTGTTGTCTTGCGGACTCTCGTCGTGCCAGAAGCTCTTGAGCTTTTTGCTCCGCTAATGCTTCCGCATAGGCTTGAGCGTTCTCAAAATCATCTGGCGCGGGTGGAGGTGCGACCGGCTGTCTAGCCTGTTGCTCCGCAAGCCGTTGGGCTTGATCTCTTTCCCATTTGCGCTGTTCTCTTGCGAGGCGTTTGCCTACAATAGCGTCCAACTCTTCTTGAGAGAACGATTTTGTAGACTGTTGTTCCTCCGGCGTCGTCTCAACAGATTCAGGTGCCGCCGTGGCTTCCTGTTCCGGCGCGGGGCTGATCTCCGCTACAGCCTGTTCTTCGTCGCTCAAGGCAACTTCCTTTCTGACCTAGCTATCCGGCTAGTCGGTAAATCGTATTATTACTCTTTAGGCGTCTGATCGTCAACGGCCTGTTTCTGTATCTCTGCAATCAATTCAATTACTTCAACGTAAGGCCGCTGACTTAAAACGTTGAGGATGTAAGTCCATTGCTGCGGTGTCAGTTCTATTTTCATATACCTAATAGCTCTTTCAATTCGTCAACCGTTAAACCAGCAGCCTCAAGTTTTTCTTGCGGCGTTAGCGGAGCGGGTTCTGGTGGCGGGACGTATGGGTTAGGCGTGTTGCCGTCAGCAAGCCAAGCTAGATAGGCTTGGTAGTCGCCGTTGGCTTTGTCGGCGGGAATAGCTGCACCGTCGGCATCGCGTGAAACTGAGCTATTCAATGTAAGTGTATAGGTCATTATGACAGTTCCGCAGACATTGTTATGTAATTTGAGTTACTTCCTGGGACAGCTAAGGTTCCGGGTCTTGATGTAGTAAGACCAGCAAAATTAGGTACTCCTAGAAGAAGTATTGCATATGCGGTGGAGAAATTTGACCCTAGCCCCGTAGCTGATTGATTTGCGTTATTAGTGCCATCACCTTGAAAATTTAAAACTCCTGTTTGCCCAAGTGTGGGCGCAACCCTCATGGTTGGTGATATTGTCCCCCAAGCATTCACAGTTGTTGCTGAAGGAGTTGCGCCAGAAAGTTGAGCTGTTATCTGATAATA